CAGCTTACAGACGAAAATGACACTTTTTTAACTTACGAGCGGGATACCCCTAACTGGGAAGATTATATTGATGAGGCTGACGGTGACGAGGATCTGGCTAGAGAGATGGCTATAGATGATTCTTATGCAAATGAGCCAGAGGGTGAGCTTGCGGAACTAATAGACTCTATAAGAAACCAGGGGTATGACCATGATTTTGACCCATCGCCAGTAATAGACAACCTTATTATGTCGGCAGAGGATGGTGGAGGGCTTAGAGCCTCGGAAATTGATGAGATTGTTAGGGGTACAGAGTGGTATGCCGAAGATTACAATACTGGAGAGCTAATAAATACAGAGGTGTACAGGCAAGCTATACAGGACGCTGGTTTTGATTCGATACAGCACAAGGGGGATATTTTCCCTGGTATGGAGGTGAAGCCTGGAACTGTTCACACAATAGTTTTTGACCCTTCAAACATAAGGGCCGCTCACGCAAAATTTAACCCTGAAAACATAGGAAAGGCTGATATGTTAGGCAAGGCAAGGCTAAAGCCTTTAGCGGGTATGGCAGCAACGGGAACAGCAGCAGCGGCAGCACCTATAGCATACAATCAAGCACAGAGCATAGACCGCAATCAAGGCATCGATGAGCAAAGGCAAGCAAGCTACGCAAAACAAAAACAATTCTTTGATAACTTTAGCGCCAGAAGGCTAGCAAGAAAGGCAGCTAAGACAGCTATAGGCACAGGTGAGGCAGCTTTAACTATAGGCTCAGGTTTAGCTAACGAATCTGCCGCAGGGCTAGCAGGCTTGTACGGGGCTGCTACAGGCCAAAACCCCGCCGATATTATCCAGCACTTCCAAGAAAACCCTAGCTTATACCTGCCTCAAACAGAAGAGGGCATGGCTCAATTAGAAGGCTTACAGGGTTTAATTGACGATACTGCAAAGTATTGGGGGCCTAGAGGTGGAACACAAGCTATCCAGAACTTTAAGCAATCCCAGGACTATCTAAACACTCAGGGGGCTAAGATTGACCCAAGCCTAGGCGCTGGCATGGCTACAGCACTGGGCCTATTACCCGAGGTATTGTAATTAGTCAAGAAAATATTATAATTCTTTTTATAAGTGAGTAATCACTAACCCTTTACTAGGCGGGGCAAGACTAGGCAACCAATTATAGGTTATTAGCATCCATGACAATAGACGCACAAGACGCCGCAACCACTGATATTGATCAACAAATAGCAGCGGAATTAGCTAAGGAATCGGCAACCTTAGAGACTGAGACACAAGTAGAAGCCACGCAAACGGACGATAGTACGCAGGTAAGCGAACAGGTCGATACTGAAGGCTCAGAATACGTTGAAACTGATAGCGACAAAGTGCAAAAACGCATTAACAAAAAGCACTTTGAAATGATGGAAGAAAGGCGAAGGGCAGACGCGCTTCAAGCTCAATTGGACGAAATGAGAGCAGATCAAGCTCAACAATTACCAGTCCAGCAAGCAGAAGGTGGAGAGCCTACGCTAGACCAGTTTAAAGAAGAAGATTTTAACTATGATGATGTAGCTAGAAATGCGGCTTATACGCAGGCTTTAGTTGATTATCGAGTAAATCAAGCTCTTTCAACTAGAGAATCCAAACTAGCAGAACAGCAGCAAGCTTACGAGGCACAGAGAAAGCAGGAAGAGTTAACTAATTCTTATTTAGACCAGGCGGCAGAGTATTCAGCTCAAAACCCGTCTTATTTAGAAGATGTTGCTAACCTCCCATCTCTAACCCAGGATAAGCTTGATTTAGTACGCGCCCAAGGGCCTAAGATGGTTCACTATCTTAGCAAAAACCCAGAGGCAGCAAGCCAGTTTGCTAACAGTGATTTTGGGTCGGCAGCCGTTCAACTAGGCATGATTGCTAGTCAGATCAGCACTAAACCAACAACAACACAAGTTAGCAAGGCACCCGCCCCCGTTGAAACAGTCCAAGGTAATGCTGGTGGAATCCAGAAAGACCTAAGCGATATGAAAATGGAAGAGATTATGGCGCTTCCTGCTTTCTAAATAGCTAACAAAGGAGCATAAATCATGGCTAATAATTTTACTAATACTAGCCTAGTAACAAAGTTGATCCTTAAGGAATTCCTTAACGCGATGCAACTATCCAAAAAAGTAGACCGTCAATTAGACAGTCAATTCAAAAAAGTAGGCAACTCTATCGATGTACGCCGCCCTGTAATGTTCACTGCTTCTAGTGGTGCAACTCTTGGCTCTGCTACTGACATCGAAGAGCGTAGCGCTACTGTAAAACTTGACCAGCGTCAAAAAGTACACTTTGAGATTAGTTCACAAGACGAGACTCTAAGCGTAGAAGATATGGTTAAGCGTTATATTCGCCCTGCTGCTGTTGAGCTTGTACAGAAAGTAGAGTCTGACATTGCAGACGAATATAAAAATATTGGTAACTTTATCGGTACTCCAGGTACTACTCCAAGCACTTTCTTATCTGTAGCTAACGCTCAAGCTTTATTGTTCAAGCTAGGTGTTCCAGAGGATGAAATGTGGTGTGCATTCTTTAACCCAGACGCTTCTGTAGCATTAGCTGACGGCCTTAAAACTGTATTCCCTCAAGACATCGCTAAGACTGCTATCGAGAAAGCTTCTATCGGTGAGTACGGCGGCTTCGGCATGTACCGCAACAACTCTTTGAAGTCTCACACTGTAGGTGCTTTAGGTGGTACCCCTTTAGTGAACGGTGCTTCTCAGAACGTAACTTACGCCGCTTCTGGTGATGCTTGGACTCAATCATTGATTACCGATGGTTGGACCGCTTCTGCTGGTAACCGTCTATTAGCTGGTGACGTTATTACTCTTGCTGGTGTTAACTCTGTTAACCGTAGAACCCGCGAGGACACTGGTAGCTTGCAAACTTTCACAGTTGTATCTGATGCAGCTAGTGACGGTTCAGGCAACGCTACTTTGACTATCAGCCCTCCAATGATTACTTCTGGTCCTTATCAGACTGTAACTGCGGCCCCTGCTGATAATGCTGCTATCACTGTTAAGACTGGTTCTGCTGGCACTTCTTACCCTCAGAACTTGGCTTTCCACCCTAACGCTATCACTTTGGCTATGGCTCCTTTGGACCTACCCACTGACGGCGTAAGCGCGGCACGTGAGTCTATGGATGGAATCTCTATCCGTTCAGCTCGTCAATACGACATCACTAACGATAAGACTGTTTTCCGCTTTGATATTCTTTACGGTATCAAGGCTCAGAATCCAGACTTTGCAGTCCGTATTACTGGCTAGACCTTTACGGGAAAAACCTGCCCCTTTTTGGGGTGGGTTTTAACCCTATTAATTTAACAGGATTTATAGTATGCAAACTTGGATCTATCACGAAACAGAAGAGCCTAAAGTAATTGATCAGAAAGACTACGAGCAGTACAAGAAAGATGGCTGGCTAGATAGCCCTGCACCATTTATGTCATACGAGTCCATAGGCTTAGACTCCACAAAGATTCAAGAAGGCGATGATGAGGAGCTAGTAAAAGCCTCTCAAGCTTTCGCATCCGTTGAGGGCGTGTGCGATTACCTCAATGGCGAGCTTAATTTAGATGATATGTCTAAGAATGAGCTAGAAGAGTACGCACAAAAACATTTTAAAATAGATCTTGATAAAAGGCGCAGCAAAAAGCGTTTAGTATCCGAGATAAGAGAGCTAATCAATGGCGACAGCTAGCGATATTATTCATGGTGCCTTGCGTAAATTAGGCGTAAGGGCCTCAGAAACCTCTATTGATGCTGCTGAAATGTCAGACGGGCTAGAGGACTTAAACGACCTAGGGGCTAGCTATAGGCTATTTGCCCCTGTTGCTAACGCAAGCGATACGATCAGAGTGCCTAGGGGTTTGGATGGCGCTTTAAAGATGGTCCTAGCTGAAAAGCTTATGCCTGATTATTCAGATATTCAGTTAACACCTGCCCTGCAAAAAGGATTCGCTGACGCATGGGATGAGATATGGCGCATCACTAATGGCACCATTGAAGTAAACTTCCCTAATACTGTACCTTTGGGCAGTGGTAACGATGATTCCTATTATCTTTGGGATGATGTCTTTTTTAGAGAACAAGAGAACTTAAACTTTTGAGCATACTTCTTCCCATAGCCACTGGCTTTTACACTAGCGAGATTCTAACTCTAGCGGCGCAGACTTGCTCGAACTGGATTCCTATCATGCCTCAAGGTGGCGCGTTAAATGAGCGAGCCTTATTAGACCGTCCTGGGCTGACTAAGTTTGCAACGCTCTCAGGGCCTCACAGGGGGGCTATAGACTTCAATGGGGTCTATATAACCCTAAATGGTACAACGCTCTCTAGCGTGGCCTCAGACGGCACAGAGACCACTTTAGGCACTGTGACTGGCTCAGGTCCCGTTTCAATGGCGAAAAATGATGACTTTGTAGTCATTGTTACTAACTTGGGCGATGGATTCTATTACAACGGGTCAACCGTCACCCAGATCACAGATACGGACTATACTGACATCAAGGCTAAAACTGTCTGCTTTGTTGATGGCTATTTTGTATTCTCAAGGTTTGACGGTACACAATTCTTTCTATCAGCTATTAACGATCCATCAAGCTTTGATGCTTTAGACAGAAGCACAGCGGAAGAGCGCCCAGACCCTATTGTGGCTTGCTTTGTATATAACAACCTATTGCATGTAGCAGGGACAGAGACTACAGAAAAATACAATAATAGAGGCGGCGTTAACTTTCCTTTTCAAAGGATTAACCAGGCCTCTAGCAGTGTTGGCTGCTATTCTAGGTTTACCCCTATCGAATTCAACAATACTTATTGCTGGATAGGCGCAGGTAAGAATGAAGGCGCACAGATCCAGATGCTTGCAGGCGGTCAGCCTCAAGTTATATCAACCCCTGCCATAGATACTGAATTGCAAAAGTTTGAGGATGGTGAGCTAGATCAGGCTATCTCTATGGTATGGCAGCAGAACGGGCAAAGTATTATTGCTTTCACCATTGCATCAGATCGTATCACTGACAGAACTTTCTGCTTTAACTCCACATCGGGCGAATGGTTCGAGCTTAAATCAGGCACAAGCGCTTTTAGAGGGCG